CACTGAGGGGCTTCGATAATGATCTGTGTAACCCCGCAAGGATGGTGATCACATCTTGCTGACGGGTAAGCCGTAAGTGGCTAAGCACTTCTGAGAAGCAGGGCAACAGCTGCGACAAGGCAAAGAGGTAACCATGTCCGATATCTACCAAATCACGCTAACCACCCAAACAGGCGAAACCTTCACAGGCAAGATGTCACGACGTCAGCCAGAGCTGGTTAACGGCTTTGTGCCGCTGGCGACGGAGACGGGCGAGTGGCTGTATTTTGCTCCAGCCGATGTGAAGCGCGTGCAGTTCACGCCAGTACCGGCAGAGCAGACCGGACAGCCAGCAGAACAAACAACGGAGTAACCCATGGTTAACGATGAAGATCGCAAGCCATACCCGCCAGTTAACTTCATCATCTCCGACAACTGGCAGCCATACACCCGGCTCATCCCCGCCAATGAAGTGCATGAGTGGGTAAGCCGCCAAATCCTCAGCGATACCGGCAGCATCCATAACCCTGACCATGAACACCTGTTAGAGGCTGACCTCTGTTTTATGTGGGCGTCCGATTCGTTCGCTAAGAAAGGGCGGTATGTCCTCGGCCAAGCCGAGCAGGTAATGCTCCGCGCCGGTGGTTGGCAGAAAGCCAGAATGGAACAGCAGATGCATGAATGGTTCGGGCGAATCCCGAAGTTCATCATCACACTGGCGGCTGACTACTGCTCGCAATGTAGCGACCTCGAGTTCTGCGCACTGGTAGAGCATGAGCTTTACCATATCGCCCAGGCCACCGATGATTTCGGCGCGCCTAAGTTCAACAAAGAGACCGGGCAGCCAGTGCTTACACTGCGCGGTCACGATGTCGAAGAATTCACTGGTGTCGTACGTCGATACGGTGCCAGCAAAGAAGTACAGGAGCTTGTTGATGCGGCCAATGCGCCAGCGGAAGTGGCTCACATCGATATAGCCAGATCATGCGGGACTTGCATGTTGAAACTGGCATAACTTTTATCTGCTTTGTCATGGAGGTGACCTGTGGCAGCTCTATCGACAGAGGTTAAAGCCTTCATTGTTCAGTCTCTCGCATGCTATGAAACACCTGCAAAGGTGATCGAGCTTGTAAAAGAGAATTTCAAGGTGGTTGTGACTCGCCAGCAGGTTTCGGCGTATGACCCGGCTAACGCGATGGCCAAGAGCCTGAGCCAAAAGTGGATCGACCTGTTTAACACTACTCGTAGCCGTTTCCAGACCGAAATCACAGACATCCCGATCGCCAATAAGGCGTACCGGCTGCGCCTTCTCGACCGCATGGCAACGCGTGCCGAGGGAATGAAGAACCTCGCGTTAACCGCAGAGATTATCGAGCAGGCCGCCAAAGAGTGCGGCGACGCTTACACCAACAGGCATAAATTCGAGCATTCCGGGCCCAATGGTGGCGCTATCCAGACGATCACCATGAGCAAAGAGGAATACAAATCCGCACGGCAGGAGATGATGGAGGATGACGACTGCTGAGCAAAGGGCGTTTGCCCGAAAGGTTGAATGTGAAGAGGATGGACTCTATTACGCTCGCTACTTCTTCAAGCAGCGCACCGGCGGCAAGATGATAGTCGCGCCTCACCACAAGGTGATTCAGCAGACGCTGGACCGCGTTATTGATGGTGAAATTACGCGTCTGATCATCAACGTACCTCCCGGCTACACGAAGACGGAGCTGGCGACCATCAACATGATGGGGCGAGGGCTGGCGCTAAATTGCCGGGCCAGATTCATGCACCTTTCCTATTCGCATAACCTGGCGCTGCTGAACTCCTCAACCGCGCGCGGCATGATTAAGTCGCAGGCCTATCAGTCTATGTGGCCGATGGCGCTGCGCGATGATGCCGACAGCAAGGCTATGTGGTGGACAGAGCACGGCGGTGGCGTTTATGCGTCGTCTGCTGCAGGGCAGGTTACCGGCTTTCGTGCCGGGCACATGGAGCCAGGCTGGCAGGGCGCGCTGATTATCGATGACCCTGTAAAGCCGGATGATGCTTACTCCGAGATCGTCCGCGACGGCGTCAACAACCGTTTTAACGAAACAATCAAATCACGACTGGCGATCGAGACGACGCCGATGATTGTCATAATGCAGCGGATCCACTACCACGACCTGAGCGGCTACTTGCTTCGGGGCGGAAGTGGTGAGAATTGGCATCACCTGAATCTCCCTGTACTCATCAATAACAGCCTGTCATACGCTGACCAGTACCCGGAGAATACCCACGCCATTCCGATTGACCATGGCCTGCCTGATGGCTGGCTGTGGCCTTTTAAGCATAACGAGTCGCACCGCGTTTCACTCTTTTCCCACCGGCGCACCGCTGAAGCTCAGTACATGCAGAACCCGAAACGCTTCAATGCGGAGGGCGCGCTGTGGAACGAGGAGATGATCAGCGCCGCCAGGGCACTCAACATCACTGAAGAGCTATCGCGAACGGTAATAGCTATTGACCCACAGGCTACGAACAGCGAAGAAAGTGATGAGACGGGTATCGTGGCCGCCAGTGTTTATGGCACCGGTGATCGCAGGCAATACTCTGCTGATGGCGATTACAGTGGGAAATACTCACCCAACGGCTGGGCGACTAAGGCTATGGAGGCTTACGACATCCATGAGGCTGATGCGATCGTCATTGAGACCAACCAGGGCGGTGACATGGCTGAGGACACTCTCAGAAACGCCGGGTTTAAGGGCCGCATTATCCGCGTCCACGCCAGTAAAGGTAAATTTGCCCGCGCAGAGCCAATTTCAGCACTCTATTCGCAGGGCCGTGTTGCCCATCACGGCAATCTCTACAGCCTTGAAAATCAGCAAATGGAATACATCCCAACCACTGCCAAAAAATCACCCGATCGGCTTGATGCTCTCGTGTGGGCAATGACTGAGTTAAGCGGTCAGGGCGTCGGCGCAGTTTTCTTCTAAGGAGCATCGCCAGTGAGCGAACAAGATAACGGCCTTCAACTGGCTGTGAACAACCTCGCCACTGAAATGAGGCGAGCGAATTACCTGAATGCCATCGGCATCGGCGGCGGGAACACTAAACGTCCGACGCTCTATCAGGAGTTTGGTTACCCGCGAGAAATTACCTTCAACGACTTCTACAACATGTACCGCCGCAATGCCGCCGGGTTTGCTGTTGTGCATCGCCTCCTGGACGGTTGCTGGCAGGACTACCCGGTCATTGTTGATGGTGATGAATCCCAGGAGGCGAAGAAAACCAACTCATGGGAAAAGAAAGTCACAAAGTTCATGAAGAAGTTGTGGCCGAAGGTGAAGGATGCCGACCGGCGCAATATGGTTGGCCGTTACTCCGCGCTACTGCTGCAGGTGAAGGACAGCCTGCCATGGAGCGAGCCGGTTGATATCAAACTGGTGAAGTCACTCGGCGAGTCAGCTTTGGTGAAGCTTATCCCTGTATGGGAGCCTCAACTTACGGTCGCTGATTGGGATAACGATCGTCTGTCGCCAACGTTTGGACAGCCGCTGATGTTTAACTTCAACGAGCAGCCGGTTGGAAATGAACAATTCGTAGGCCCGATGCGCGGAGAGCCAGTACACCCAAGCCGGGTGATTCTGTTCTGTGAAGGTTCAGAGGACGAAAATGTCCTCTCGGGCATCCCGTTGCTTGAAGCTGGCTACAACAAGGGACTCGACCTAGAGAAAGTTTCCGGTGGTGGGGCCGAGGGCTTCCTCAAGAACGCCAGCCGCCAGATCGCGGTTGAGTTCAGCAAAGATACGGACATGGTCACACTTGCCAGCCAGGCCAAAGATGCAGGTTATAGCAATCTTGGCGAAGCCATGGGCGACAAGGTCAACAAGCTGAACCGCGGGACCGACGCAGCGGCAGTTATGCAGGCTGGTCAGATGCGCGTTCTGAGTGTTACGCCCGGCGACCCGGGGCCGACCTGGGAAGTCACCGCGAACGAACTGGCCGCCTCCGTACAGATACCGTTCACCATCCTGTTCGGTCAGCAGACCGGGCGACTGGCGAGCGACGAGGATAAAACGGACTGGGCTATTCGTCGCAACACGCGCCGCAACGGCTTCCTGACTGATCGCATCACTGCATTGCTGGAGCGCTTCTGGACGCTGGGCATTATCGACCCGCCAACCAAAGGCGAAGTGACAATCTCCTGGAGTGACCTGCTGGCACCGGGCGAGAAAGAGAAGATCGAGAACGCTTCTAAACTAGCCGACATAGTGCAGAAAACATCCGGCTTCTATGGCGGGGAGCCGCCATTTACCGCCAACGAACTGCGAGAGATTGTTGGACTGGACCCGCTGCCTGAGCCAAAAGAACCACCAAAACCGGACGACAAGGTGACAACCGATGACCCATTGGCCGCTGACGATAGACCAGAAGGTCAAGGTGGGCCTGCCGATAGTACCGCGCAGCAAGGTTGACCCTACGCGATCTGCAAAGCAGGTCACTGCGATGTTCCGGGATATCGAGGAGCGGTATCTCGGCATCAAGCGAGCGCTGAAAACTCTGTTCGACCAGCGCCTGACCGGGCGTGAGCGCGAGGTTAACAGCCACAGTTGGCACTTCCTGTGTCATGTTAACGGCGATGACCAGCGGCTCTACCAGGTCAACGCTGGCCGGTTCATCTACGACATGTCCCCACAGGAACTGGCGCAACTGCTTGAGGCTGTACAGGCCATTCTCGATGACTACCTGCTGGAAGGCGGCGAGCAGAACCAGTGGGCGATGGATTACGTCGTCTCTGAGGCGCAGCGCGGCACGCTGGAGGCATTCAATAACCTCTCGCAGCAGTCCCAGGTTTACGCCAGTCAGACGACGCTACAGCAGCTTTTAAGCAGCCCCGGTTATCTTAATCAGATATCGGCGGCCAGGCTGACAACGTTCAGTGACTGGAAGGTCATCAGCGACACCGCCCGCGGCGATTTGACCAACATCATCACCGATGCGGTAGCGCGCGGCGTGAATCCTCGCGAGACGGCCAGCGTCATCAGCAAGCGCCTCGATGTGTCGATGTCGAAAGCAAAGAACATCGCTCAGACCGAGCAGGTCGGCGCGCTGCGCGAAGCTCAATGGAATGAGACGGACTGGGCTTCCGAGAGGCTGGGGCTAAATACTGGACTTCTCCATCTTTCTGCGCTGAAGCCTACCACCAGGACAACGCACGCATTCTGGCATGGAAAGGTCAGAACCGTGCAAGAGGTGCGCGACTGGTATGCAGTAGATGGTAACAAATACCACTGCTATTGCAGCCAGATACCTGTGCTGCTCAACGACGACGGCAGCATATTCAACGAAGGGTTGGCTGATAAGTTAAAAAAAGAGAGGATAAGCTGGAAGGAAGGAGCATAATTATCATTCATTCAATGCCATAGAGGTAATCATGCTAAAAAAATACTTCGTTGCTTATCAGATCTTAAAACATGGCGAGCAACCTATTTATGGTTCTGCTGTTCTACCTGATCATGACGATGTTGAACCAGATGTTTTCTTCAGCAAAGTAGCAAGAGAAATAGCCAAAAAACATATGGTACTGCTTGAAGGGGTAATCATCACAGCCTTCAATCGGGTTAATTAACTACTAGGTAAATTAATTTTGGCGTAACTCAATTGGTAGAGTAACGCATCAACGCGACCATTCTATTGTTGGTCGTGCTCGGTACGGCATGATGTTGACGCTTGACGAGAGTGCTGGTTCGAATCCGGCAGCCAAAACCAATTTCTGACCCAGCCACAGTGCTGGGTTTTTATTGCCTGAAATTCACCAATGAGGACGCAACGTGAAGCTATCCAGCATCCACGTTAAATCCCTCGCCATCAACGCCTCCAACATCTCAACGACAACCATCAACGGCCAGGAACACTACGTCATTCGTGGTGCGGTCCCGATCGTCGATGACATCGTGATGAATGGCGGCCTGTACCCGGCTGAGGAGATTAACAACAGCTACCAGACGATGGAAGGCAAGCTGATGCCTCTCCCGCACCCGATGGTAGATGGCAAGTATGTCAGCGCTAATGACCCGCGCGCCATTAACACCTATCACGTCGGGGCTTGGGCGCAGAATGTCAGCAAATCCGGCGATCAGGTCGTCATGGACGTTTACATCAACAAGGCTGTCGCCGAGACAAAGCCTGATGGCAAACGCCTGATAAACCGTCTTGATGAGATGATCGCCGGTACCAACACCGACCCGATCCACCTCTCCACGGGCCTGCTCACCAACAAAGAGAAAAAGGCCGGGGAGTCGAAGGGTAAGAAACACTCCTGGATTGCCCGAAACATGCAATTCGACCATATCGCCATCCTGCTGGACGAGCCGGGAGCCGGAACGCCGGAAGAGGGTGTTGGCATGTTCGTTAACGTAGACGGGCAGGAAGGTGAGGTTGAAACAGCCAGCCTCATCGACGCGGCAAACAGCCTAAAAGACGGCCTTCTGAATAAGGTGAAGTTCTTCCTCACCCACAACTCCGACGCCTCATTCGACGAAATCTACCAGATGCTGCGCGAGGCTATCCGCGCGCCGTCGGGCAGTGACGTGTATCGCTACGTTGTGACCGTCTGGCCGGACAAATTCATCTACGAAGAGGGCAACAAACTCTTCCAGCAGAAATACCTCATCGACGACAGCACCGTAACGCTGGTCGGTGAGCCACTCGAAGTCGTGCGCAAACCAACTGAGTACGAAGTCAAAACCAACGGAGAACAAAACCCGATGAAAGAGAAGATGATCGCCGCGCTCAATGCCGCAGGCGTAACAACCGAGGGGCTGACCGACGATCAGGTCTGGGATGCCTACAACCATCAGATGCAGAAGAAAGACGGCGGTGGCCAGCCTCAGATTAATTCTGACGCCATCACCGCCGCTGTGAACGCTGCCATTACTCCGCTGACCGAGAAAATCGGCCACCTGGAAACTCAGCTTCAGGCGAACGCTGAGAAAGACCTCAAAACCAAGCGTGATGCGGTTAAAGCTAAGTTCTCATTCATGGATGAAGCGGCGGTCAACTCGCTCTCTGGCGATGCGCTGAATGCGCTTTACTCGCAGTGCCAGACCAGCACCGGGCTTAACCCTGCATTCCAGGGTAACAGCGCACAAAGCGAAATCCTTACCATGGAGGCACCTGAATAATGGCTCTCGCACCTCGTTTCCATACCGTAATCGCGGGTCCGGCCCGCAAGAATGACCCGCAGGTCATCGAAGCAATCATGGCGGCAGCAGTTAAACCTGGCTCTCTGGTGATGCTGGACAACACCGGGAAACTGGCTGTTCACAATGAGGCTGGCGGCGCTGGCGTAGCATTGGCCCTTCAGCACAATTATATCGGCGGCGGCGACATTCGCGACTCAGTGCCTGCTGGTGATACCGGTGCAGCAATCATGTGTGAAGACGATGTCGATTACCACATGCTGGTCAAAGCTGGACAGGTCTTGCTGGAGAACGAGGGTCTCGTTTCCGCTGGCGACGGCACCCTTCAAAAATCAGCTACGCCAGATACTGACGTGGTCCTTTTTTACTCACGCGAGAAAATCACTGTTGGCGCTGAAGCGCAGCTCGTGAAAGTTCGCAAATCAGGGAAAGCAACCGCATGAGCATGATCGTATTCAACAAGAAACTGGTTACCGAATATAACCAGGTAAAGCAGGCGTGGAATCAGCTGCTGATGCAGCGTGAAGCGTTTAACGTCAATCAGAACAACATCACCGCCCAGTACCAGGGCGCGCTGGAAGTTAACCAGGCCGCGCTGATCTCCAAAGACTACTGGCGCGAAGTGGACAACATCACTACCCGTGTCTTCCGTAATGACGAAGGTAACGGTCTGCTGGATGACCTGCTGGGTCTCGGTACGCCGATTTCTATCGGTAAGACTGCCGCTCTGTATCGCGTAGCCAGCGATGCAGGTAAGGTGCACCGTACGCTGACCGGTCATGTGCCGGAAGAGCTGGATAAAGTCATCTACGACGAAGCTGGCGACCCGATCCCAATCTTCAATACTGGCTACAGCCGCGAGTGGCGTGAGTGGAACGGCATGCAGTCGGAAAACCTCGATGCTATGGCCGACGACCAGGAAGCGCACGTTGCCGCTATCCGCGAGGATATGGCCGACTATATGCTCTCCGGTGACGCGAAAGTGAAAGTGAAGGGCTACGTCGGCGCTGGTATCACCAACCACGCCAACACCAACCAGGTGGATCTGGGTGCGTCCGGCCTGAACATCAACCTGACCACAGCAACGCCTGATGAGATGGTCGCATTCTTTACTGGCCCGTTCGCGAAACTGCTGGACGATAACTATGTCCAGGAGAAGGTGAAGATGTGGGTGTCGCCTGACATCATGCGCAACATGAGCAAGCCGTATTCCTCCGCTGCCGGATTCAAAGAAGGCACCGTGCTGGAGTATATCCTGCGCTACGGCCGCATCGAGTCTGTTAACCAGACCTTTAAGCTGACCGGTAACCACTTCATCGCGTACGTGCGCAACTCGCAGTACATCAAGACGCGTATCGCCGCGCCGGTGGGCACCTTCATGATCCCGCGTCAGAATCCGTTCGACAACTACAACACTCTGGTCTGGAGTGCTGTCGGTCTGCAGATTAAGCGCGATTTCAACGGTCGTTCAAAAGTGTTCAACGCACAGGGTTAAGGGGCTTCGGCCCCTTTTCTTCAGGAGAGAGCATGAAAAAGTTAAAAGTCGAGAAAACGGGATGCTGGGGCACGATTGATGGTGTGTTCCAGCAACTGCCGGTAGGTCATGAGTTCGTTGCGGTAGATATCCCTCCAGCGTTCGCTGATCGAGTGTCAGTTGTCGGCGAAGTCGAAGGGAAGGAGTTTGAAGTGGCGACTCCTGGCGATACTCCTGCAGAGCAGGCAGAGCAGGCAGACACCTCCGCTAAATCGAAAAAGGCGAAATAACCATGGCTGACCCAATCACAGCGGCAGACGTGCAGGCGTTCCTCGGTGAATTGGGTTACTCCATCCCGGGCGCGCTGCTGGATCCGATTCTCTGCGTGGTTAACAAAATCATCCCGTGCCTCGATGGGGCCGGGCATGACGAGTGCACCTCGAAGCTTATCCTGATGTATGCCGCCGCGCTTATGGCGACATCGTCCGGCGCGCGCCGCATCAAATCGCAGGGTGCGCCGTCTGGCGCTTCCCGCTCGTTTGAGTACGGAGACGATGGCATCACCTGGCTGCGTGACTCGCTGGCCCGGCTCGATACCAGCGGTTGCACCGGAGAGTTGCCGATTAGCGCCGGTAACAGCGTGGGCCTGTTCATGGTGGTCGGGGGCTGCTGATGACATGGACATCCGTTAGCGTCCGGCTGCCGCGCTCGTTCGTTCGCGTCTGGGTACTTACCGACACCGGGCGGGAGACTACTGGCTACGTCAAATCTGACGGTGAGTGGTTCATCAACTGCCCGCGCATCCGGGCGACTGGCGCGAAGGTGCTGAGGTGGAAAGAATGAAACGAGGCGGGTTACTGCAAAGCGGTAGGCTTTATCGTGTTGGTGAGGTCGTCATGCACTCATTTACTCCACCAAATGCACTCAAGCGCAGCGAGCAACTTAAAGGCCAGTGCGGAAACGTGACGGTTGTGCTGCGCTGGAAGGAGGGCTGATGTCATCCGTAGCGAACTGGTCTTACACCGCCACAGCGACCATCTGGCGCAAGCTGGAAGGTAATGACGAGTATGGTGATCCGCTGGGCTATGCCGAACCTGAGAAAATCCTCTGTGATTACGAGGGAGGACTCAGCAAGAAGTTAGCCAGCCTGGGTGCTGAAATCGTCGTGAAAAACACCGTGTGGACGGAGTTTGCGCTCGCAGCGGCTGGTGATTACCTGCTGATTGGCGAGTCTAACGAATCCGACCCGGTTTTAGCCGGTGCTGACGAGGTGAGGCAGGTTATCCGCTACGCCGACACGTTCGAGCGAGTGGCGGATGATTACGCCATCCTGACGGGAGTGTGATGATGGGAATTAAAGTGAGTGGCATCAGCCAGGCGAAGAAAAACCTTAATGCCCTTATCGGTGATATTCAGGGGCGCAAGGTCGTCAGGGCTGTCCAGTCAGCGCTAATTATCGGCGGTTCTCAGGCCGCTCTGTACACTCCTATCGACACTTCAACGCTGCTAAACAGCCAGTTTCGCGACATAACCGTGAACGGTAATCGGGTGACTGGTCGTGTGGGCTACTCCGCTAATTACGCGATGTATGTTCACGATCCGAATGTGCCGCAGACCTTCCGCCGGGCCACTGCGAGGAAAGAGTTCCTTACCAAAGGCTTTGAGGATACCCGCAGCCAGATTGATGCGGTGATCGCCAAGGAGATGTCGCTATGAGCAGAGATACATTCCACCACTGTGAAGATGGCCGTGGGCATCGGCAGGTATTTGTTAATGGCAATAAAATTAGCCGTGTCGTATGGGCTGATGAAGAGAGAGGGGTTGTGTGTTTTCATCCTGAACCGCTTAGATGCCATAGGCGAGGACCTTTGCGTGTGTATTCTCGCAAACTGCGCGGCAAGGTGACGGTTGTCTTTAATGACGAGGCGAAAACCAAATGACACCCATGATGCACGAGCGGGTGCGCAACATGTTCGTAGATGCCGGGCTAACAGCTGGTTTCGCGGTGCAGCAGCTGATGTACGACGATCCGAAGGACTTGGCTAAAGCCATAATCGTGTTCAGGCCAAACGGCGGCACAAACATCCGCACCGACCTTGGCTCTGAGTATCACGTCCTGGTCGATGTCGTCGGCGCGAAGGATAAACGCAAAGACGCACTTAGCGCTGTGCAGCGTATCGTCGATTATGTCCAGGCCAACCCTATGGCTGATGAGTGCGTCGGCTACATCCAGAACATGGGCGCCATCCCCGCGCCGGTGCTCACAGAAGAAGGGCGAATGGTCTTCCGACTCCAGTTCGCATGCACCTATGGCGAATAGCCATCCCAACCAAATAAACCCGCTTCGGCGGGTTTAATTTTTATACGTCAAAGAGGAAGTTTCACATGGCTAATTGCCCTAGCTCTAATGAGCGTCTATTCGGCGGCGCTGTAGTGCTGGAAGTTGCCGATGGCTGCGCGGATGTCAAACCGCTTGAGGCCGACTGGAAGGCGCTGGCAGCCGGCACGTCCAAAGGCTTCGACTTCAACCCGAACGCGGTTACGTCTGATGCTGATGATGGTGGCGGTTATGTCGAATCCATCATCACTAACAGCGATTTCACCATTAGTTTCGAAGGGGAGGTACGCAAAAAGGACAAGCTTGATCAGTACGGCATTGGCAAGTTCATAACTTACTTTGCTGCAGAACTGGCGGCCCGTCGCCAGCCGGGTATTTGGGTGCGCATGCCATATGGCCCGGTAACTTTTATCGGTTACATGGTAGTGACGACCCTGTCGTCTGACGGTGGGACAAATGACATCGTGACGTTCTCGACTGAGTTCAAAGTGGGTGATTCGAGCACAATCGAAGTCATCGACAATTCCGCCGCGACCGCGCTGGTATTCGTTGCGGATCTGCCATCAACCAAGACTGCAGCTGTAGGTGATGACTTCGAGCTTGGCGTGCAGGTCAGTGGTGGCGTGGCTCCGTACAAATATGACTGGTACAAAAACGGAATTCATACCGGATTGTCGACCAGCACCACGACCATCGATTTTGATAACGCAACCACAGCTGATAACGGCGTGCGCCAGGTGAAAGTGACCGACTACAACGGAACCACCATCACCTCGACGGCAAATACCCTCACCGTCAGCTAACGGCCATTCCAAAGGGTGGCTGCGGCTGCCCTTGATAATGACCATTACCCTGGGTGAAACATGACAGTAATAGCCATGAAAGAAATTGGCGAGGTTGCTATTAGTGACTGCCGGGAGGGCGGGAAGGACTACCTGCTGCGGCCATCGCTTTCAGCAATGATGGGGCTTGGTGACCCTGGCGAGATTGTGAGCATCTATGCGCAAATTCATGGAAGCGAGCTCCAGAAGCTCTTAGCCACCTGCGAAACCGGATTTAAGGTGATACCTGACTGGATGGTGCCATCTTTTAACGTTGCAAATGACAATCAGCTCTTAGCGTCAATGCTGGTATTGCAGGCGTGCTGTGATGATGACCTTACCGATGCAATTGGGGAGTGGGTAGAAGAAGATGGCCGGATCGCATATCAGACGGGCCTGATGCCAAAAGACGAAATCATTATATTTGCCCGACACCTGATGCAGCATGGAGTGGTTGGTAAAGCGAAGGTTCGTCAGTTGCAGCGCAACGAAGCGAACGAGGCAACCAACGAATTTCGGGCTATTGATTACATCGTGGCCGCGCAGGCGCACTTCGGTATGAGTGAGGCGGACGCTGCCAGTCTGACAATGACGAAATTTCAGCTTCTACTCGCCGCGAAATACCCTGATCAGAAGGGCTTTACCCGGGAAGAGTACGATGCCGTTGCTGATGACTTCCTGGCTAAGCAGGCGGCGCGTCGGGCACAGGCGAACCAGAAGTAGCTGGCTTTTTCTTCAATCACCTCCTGAGATCAATAAATCAGCTATTGCCGTTGCGCATGTGCTATTCCTGAGTAGGATGTTCACACTTTTACCAATGGGGATAGGGATATGAAGAAGTTAGCTTTGGCATTGCTTACAGTGGCTTCCTTTGGGAGCGTCGCGGCGGAAGAAATGAGAATTCCGACCGACACAAAAGCCACTTACACAATTCTTGATAAAGACATTAACGGGAGCATGGCAACCATAGTCACAAAAAGAGTAGGCCCTTCCGGGACCACTTTTACGAAGCGACTTTATGATTGCTCATCATGGACCGTAAAATATTTAGGTGACGGTGAGACATTTGAGCAAATGAAGTCATCGAAACTTGATTCTAAAATGGCAAATATAGTTGAAGACTCAATAGCAGATTACGTAGGCCGAAAGGCTTGCCAGTGATATTAACCCGCTCCGGCGGGTTTTTTTACGCCCGGAGAAAAGCATGGCTAGCAGCGAGCAGGTTGGGAATATTGTTTATCAGGTTCAGATGGATGTGGCGGAGCTTATTGAGGCGCAGAGGAAAGTAAATGATCGGCTCGATAAGATGGGCTCTAATTTTGATAGAGCATCCGGGGCAGCTAGCCGTTTTGAGGGCGCATTGAATAAAGTAGGTGTAGCCATTGCATCCGCTTTCACTCTTGATGCAGCTAAGAGACTAATCGCCATTGGTGATGAAATGGTTACGCTGGAAGCAAGGATCGCCAGGCTAAGCCCAAGCATTGATGCGGCGCGGGAAACCATGAAGACGCTGTCGGCTATTGCCTCCCAGACCGGTAACAGCCTTTCTGAAACCGAACGCCTTTGGGAGTCTTTAACTACTTCCCTTAAGGAAACTGGAGCGACTAACTCCCAAATTCTTAAGCTAACGTCTACGCTGCAACAAATTGGCACTATTGGGGGCGCTTCAACAGAGGAAATGGCGAATGCGCTTCGCCAGTTTGGGCAGTCAATTTCAGGCGGCATAGTACGAGCGGAAGAGTTCAATTCCATTCTTGAGCAAATGCCTGAGTTAGCAAGACAAATAGCATCTGGCCTTGGAATCTCAATTGGCGATCTGCGGCAGCGCATGCTTGAAGGAAAGTTAACTGCTCAGGACGCCCTTAATGCTATACAGAAACAATCCCAGTCTGTGAATGAAGAGTTCGATAAAATGCCAGTCAGCATTGATCGAGCAAAAAACAGCTTGGATGTCGCATTCAGAAATGCAATTAATGACCTAAACCAAGCGATCGGACTTACATCTACGCTTGCTGGCTTAATGCAGAACGTCGCTGACAACCTTAACTATTACAACAATAATGTTGGTGATTCATCACGCATGCCAAAACTCATTAAGCTGCAGCAGGAGCTCAATGAAGAAATTAAAGATGGGCAGCGGTGGTATGAATCAGACACCATATTCCAGCAGCGTAGGGCGCAAGCCGCATTTCAACTCAAACAGGTTGAGGGGGAAATTGCTCACATTCGGGCCAAGGCGGCAAAAGATGCAGGAAGTAATCAATTTTCTGCCCCGAGCACCAAAGGTGATGATGCAGCCACTGCCAAATTGGTGAAAAACTCTGAGCGTCGCTTGGCGCTAGCCAAGATTGAAGGCGAAGCCAGAGCCAGGTTGCAGGCTCAATATGATGCAGCAGACGCTGGAATAACAGATCAGAAACGTATTAAAGCCCTTCAGGATGAATACGCAGAAACCTATCGAGTCACTGAGGCGCGGAAAGAGAGCAATAAAGAGGGCAAAACATCTGCCTCTCAGGCTGATTCTATCGCTCAGAAACTGTCGAGCCTCAAGCAGCAATCCGAACTGGCTGCAGAGTCGACCAGCGAGCTTAGCCGCGAGCAGGTCATGCTCAGGGCTGAGCAATCCCTCGGCAGCTCTGCCACTCAGGACCAGATCAGGGAGGCAAGGGAATACGCAGCGAAAACCTGGGATGTCACCAACGCTCTAAAAATGCGCCAACAGGCGGAGCAGGCCTCACGCTTCATTGGCCAGGAAGTGGCAGCCTCTAAGGTACAGCGTGATCCCTATACGGGCGAGGCACAGGATCCCGCAGCTCAGGTAAACGAGGAAGAGCAGCGTAAGCTTGAGGCCTTGGCTAAATACCAGCAGATGGGTGTGATAAACGCACAGCAGTTCGAAGATGGCAAAACGGCCATAGCAAGACAGGCTTCTAACGACCGCATCAGCATCGCCCAGCAGGAAGCTAAGCGTCAGGTTGACGTGATGAACATGCTGCTTGGTGGGATCGGGGAAGGATTCTCAGGTCTGGCGGAAATCGTGTCCAAAAGCGCTGGCGAGAGTAATGCTGCGTATAAAACGTTGTTCGCCATCAGCAAAGCCTTTGCCGTAGCGCAATCCACACTGAACCTTCAACTTGCACTTTCAAATGCCATGGCATCCGGGCCTTTCCCCTGGAACATGGCGGCAATGGCGCAGGTAGCCGCAGCCGGTGGGCAGGTGATTTCCTCTATCGGCGCAATGTCATATGGCGGCGGGCGCGAACACGGTGGCCCGGTATCAGCCAGCTCCATGTACCGTGTGGGCGAAGGCGGCAAACCTGAGATTTTCAAAGCCAGCAATGGTAGCCAGTACATGATCCCCGGCGATAACGGTCGCGTCATCAGTAACCGGGATATCGGCGGTGGTGGTGGCGGGTTCAATTACAGCCCGACTATCCAGATCAACGGTAATCCGGATGAAAAAACCATAGCTCTGGTAGAGGCGGCCGTGGCTCGCGGTGGTAAGCAGGTATATCAGCAAATAAGTGGGGATCTTGCCTCAGGGAAAGGAAACGTTTCTAAAGGCCTGCAAAGCGGCTGGACCGCTAAAAGGAGGATCGGTTAATGGGTAAGCAAACCGACATCAATTACCCCCACGAGTACCTGCCAATGCCCCAACGCCCCGGGCATGGCTTCACCCCCGTCAGCCCCCTGCAGCGTTCCACCATGACATCCGGCCGCACGCGCCAGCGTCGCAAATACACCTCGGTTCCGACTGAGGCATCTGTTTCGTGGGTGTTTAACGATGCCCAGTCGCAGCTGTTTGAGGTGTGGTTCAGGGACGTGATTACTGACGGGGCGGCGTGGTTCAACATGCGCATGCGTACGCCGATGGGTGTCGGCGACTACGTGTGCCGGTTTAAGGATATCTACGACGGGCCGGTGCTGTACGGGTTAGGGTTCTGGAAATTCACAGCAACGCTTGAGTTGTGGGAGCGTCCAATTCTGCCGCCTGGCTGGGGTAACTTCCCTGAGTTTATCGTCGGACAGAGCATTATTGATTACGCGCTTAACAAGGAGTGGCCTGAGGCATGACTAGTGCGATTTTAAACAGGCTTTACACCAGTGACGGCAGCGAAATCATCCTTAATACGTTGCAGATTAATGTCGGCGGCCAGAATTACTGGCTGGTTGAAAACTTCGAGGATATCACCGCGGTTACAGAGGCGGGGGCAGCAGTGACATTCCAGGCTGCAGCCATGGCCGTCGCGCTACCTGCCAGAAACAAAGACGGTACGCAGGATCTGCAGTTCGCCATCAGCAACATAGACGGCATCGTTTCTACTGCGATACGCAATGCTTTGGCCAGCTTGAATAGCGGCACGCTGATAATGCGGCAATACATCTCGACCGATTTGAGCGCCCCGGCATCTCCTCCGATGGTCTTACAGATTAAGGATGGATACTGGAACGCGTCCGAGGTGCAAATTACTGCCGGGTTCCTCAATATCCTGAAAACCGCGTGGCCTCGCTACCGCTACACGCTGCCGAACTTCCCGGGCCTCCGTTACCTCCAGTAGGAAAACACCATGTTCAATCCTGATAAATACCGTTCTGTCGAGTGGCAGAAGGGCGGACGCGCTTACCCCGCGCTGGACTGCTTTGGCATCGTCAATGAAATCAGGCGCGATCTGGGTCTGGTGCAGTGGCCTGATTTCGCCGGGGTCACGAAAGATGATAACGGCCTCGATCGGGAGGCGCGTGGGTTGATGGCTGACCTGCAACGTTGTGAACCTGCGCCGGGTGCTGGCATTGCCTGTTATTCCGGCTCTGTGGTGACACATGTTGCCATCGTGGTCGAGATTGACGGCCAGCTGCGTGCCGCAGAGTGCAATCCCCGGACCAACGTAACCTTTCTGCCGCTGGCGCGGTTTGCGCGCCGCTTTGTTCGCGTGGAGTATTACCAGTGACGATCCGAATCTACCCATCCCGCTTGCCGGGCGAACCGCTGGAAACGCATCAACATGAAACGATGACACTCAGCGCCTGGTTTACGCAGAACGTGAAGGACTGGAAACCGGATCAGCAGCACCCGGTTGCGGTTGAAATCTACGGCGTTCCGGTGCCGCCGGCTGAGTGGCCACTGTGCGTTATCAAGCGCGAAACCGACGTTCGTATGTATCCGGTACCGTACGGTACGGGAGCAGAAATCGCGCTGTGGGTGGCCGTCAGCGTAGCTGTCGCCTCTGCTGCGTACAGCATCTACATGATGAGCACAATGTCTCAGGCTGGCGGCGGCGGTTCCCAGGCGGCCAGCGGCGACCAGATTGACCTCAATCCGGCCAAAGCCAACGCGGCGAAACTTGGTGACCCCATCCGTGAAATCTTCGGCAAATATCGCGTATGGCCTGACTACGTCGTGCAGCCGGTAAGCCGGTTCGTCAATGAAACCAGCATGGAAACCAGCATGTTCCTGTGCGTGGGTGTCGGCGATATGGTGATTAACCAGTCCGATATCCGGATCGGTAATACGCCGATCTCCGCGTTCGGTACCGACGTGCGCTATACCCTCTATCCGCCTGGCGCCACGGTATCCGGCGATACGCGCACTGAAAACTGGTTCAACTCACCAGAGGTCGGGAATACCGGCTCCGGTACCGCCGGGCTGGACCTGGGATCAAGCGGCCCGGAGACGGTCAGTATTATCGCTGATGCGCTGGTCGTGTCCGTAAACTCCATCACATTGGTGGACGTATCGTCGTCTGGCGATGAGGAGATCCCGCCGTCGTGGACCGTCGGAACGGTGATCACCGTACTGGCCCCAAATTCGTATACGGTCGTGTCGTCCGGCGGTTACAGCATGATTTATGGCGGGATAGAGGAACTTGCACCTTATGTAGGCATGCCGGTGACGCTGAACTATAACGGCAATGACTACGATCTGGTGATTGCCAGCTATGCCCCGGGCGTTCCGGCAGTGCCGGGGGTGGGTGGGAGTGCCGCAACCATAACTGCCAGCGCCGCGCCGACCACCTACGACTTTAGCACCGCGCCTGTGACGTTCAGCATCAGCTGGCAGGGCACGACTTACCCGGTATCACTGGTCACCAACTACGTCACCATGTCAGGCCTGGTTTCCTCGATCACCTCCCAGCTCGCAGGCTCTGGCCTGGTAGCGCGCGATAACAGTGGGCGGCTTGAAATCGGCGAGGCCAGCAGCCCTTATGCCGGCGGGTCCATCACTAACAGCCCGTTACCCGTTGCTGTTTTCGGTGATGCTCCGGTTAATACGGCAGGTGTGAAATCAACGGGCGGCACGACGGAGGTCAGGGCGCACATTACCCTGGCTTACAACAGCGCCACCGGTACGCCATTCACAGGGCTGCCAGAGGGCATTCAACGCTTCTCTCTGGGATTGGCTGGCAATCAGTTCCGGATCACCGATGTGGACAGCCAGACAGTAACCGTGGAGCGGCTTACGGTCACCACCGGCCCGGGAGGTGAAACCATCACGACGCCGGATCCATCGTGGCCTGGCTTCACTGAGCGCACGCTGCTGGATGCGACCGTAACGGGCGTCAGTGACGATTATGAGTGGGTAGGCCCGTTCCTGGCGTGTCCTGATGGCGAAACGCTGGACGCATTTGAAGTGAACATCAACTTCCAGAGCGGCCTGGTGCGTTACACCGATCAGGGTAATAAGCGTTCCATGCCAGTACGCCTGGTGATCCAGTACCGCAAAGTTGGGACCACTACCTGGCAGCAGCAGTCCCCGTTCTATTCACGCAGCACCGAGAACCAGATTGGGTTTACTCATCGCTATAACGTGTCACCCGGGCAATATGAGATCCGGATGCGCCGCACTGAGCCGGTTAAGGGTGGCAGCACGCGCGACCAGGTATTCTGGCAGGCGCTGCGGTCCAGGCTGAGCAAACGTCCAACGAAGTACGACGGTGTCACCACCATGGCGCTGACCGTACGCACCGGGAACCGCCTGGCCGCCATGTCTGATCGCCGGATAAGCGTCACGCCGACCCGGCTTTACAGTGGCGGGAGGACGGCGCGGAGTATCAGCGGTGCGCTTTACCACGTACTGGAGTCGCTGGGGTTCACGGCCAGCCAGATTGACACGGCGGCGATTAACGCGCTGGAGCAGACTTACTGGACGCCACGCGGTGAAAAATTCGACTGGGCAAGCGGAGAGAGTAAGTCAGCGCTTGATGTGCTGCAGAAGATCACCAACGCAGGGATGGGATATTTCCTGCTGTCTGACGGGCTGGCGTCTGCAGGCAGGGAAGGTATTAAACCCTGGGTAGGTATGATCACCCCTCAAGAAACTACCGAGGAACTGCAGACCGCGTTTAAGGCACCGTCACAGGATGATTACGATGGCGTGGACGTGACCTATATCAACGGCACCACCTGGGCCGAGGAAACTGTGCAGTGTCGCCAGCCTGGCAACCCAACCCCGCTGAAAATTGAGAGCTACACGCTGGATGGTGTTCTGGATGAGAACCGCGCCTACCGTATCGGCATGCGCCGGTTGCTGGGCTACCAGTTGCAGCGCCTGCAGCACACCACATCAACCGAGATGGATGCGCTCTGCTATCAGTTCATGGATCGTATTGTTATGGCCGACGATATCCCTGGCGGTCAGCAGCTGAGCTGCCTGATTACCGATATGAAGTATGACAGCAGCAAAATCACCATGACGCTCAGTGAGCCGCCGGACTGGTCGTTCCAGAGCCCGCGCGTGATCATCCGCCACCAGGACGGCCGTGCGTCGGCAATGGTGGTGCCGACACGCATTGACGACTTCACAATTTCGGTGCCGTACAGCGCTGCGCTGGAGCCGGAATTGTGGGCGATGGACGACCCTTATATCGAGCCGCCGCGTCTGCTGTTCTGCTCTTCTGTCCGTGTGCCTTACGACGCGCTGGTCGGGGAAATAACTCCGGGTAACGATGGGATCAGCCAGGTAACAGCCATTCAGTATCACCCGGGAAAATATGCCTATGACGATGCCGCGTATCCCGGCGACGCAGCCTAACAGCCATTCAAAATTATCTGACCCGCTTCGGCGGGTTTTTTTATGCCCGGAGCGAGCATGACTATATACGGCACAAATAAACCGTTGGGCTCAACTGACCCAAAGGACCTGTTCGATAACGCCCAGAATCTGGACTTTGCGCTAAACGATATCACCCAGGCAATCTGGAAGGACCGATTTGGCAGAAACCGCCCGACAATGTGGGGAATGGAGCAAACGTTTTCAGCTCAGTTGCTAAGCCAGCAGCAGAGGTTTAATAATTTTATCCAGAGTTCCGGGTATAAGGTCATTGGTGATTATACTGCTGGCCCGCTGACGATTACCGAATACAACCAGCTGATCCGCTATCAGAATGAGCTTTACAAGTTAACTGCTGCCACAGCACTGCCATTTATCACAACCGGTAATGATGCAAGCTCATGGGCTAATGATTCTGTTCATTTTGTTAGCGTTGGCGATGCAGCTTTGCGCCAGGAGTTGGCTGCGTCAGGAGGTGCTGCCCTTGTTGGTATAAGGCAGTCAAACGTTTACAAGGAAACCCCGTCTGTATCGCCTGAGATGTTCGGTGCTATGGACACGATTTCGGCCGCTGATACCCAGGCTCTCCTCGACGCATTTACTACAGCAAAGACCATGGGGGTCGGCGTAAAATTCTCCCGTTTATATCAGTGCGCCAGCAACATCGAGCTGACAGCCTTCATTTCTGATGTCTTTGGTTTAGGGCAGGGTCAGACAGGAATTATATTCGAGCCTGGATGCGGGTTCGTCGTTGATAACTCGTCAATCTCTGGCACTCGAAAAGCGATGCGAGTAATCAATACCTCTATCCGCACCCGGGGTGCAAGAGATGCCACGGCATTGAGATTTAAAGGCACGCATACGGCAAAATATGGAGAACAACTCAAATTAACAGACGTCCTGTTTGCGACCGATGAAACCGGTGCGTTTGGCTGGGATTGCTGCGTGCACCTTGACCAGGCTAGTCAGGTATTCATGGACCACTGCTCTATGAGTGGACTTGATGCCGTACCTACCAATTGCTGCATCAGGCTGACAAACCAGTCCAGAAACATCAACTTTACCAACGGATGCGCCAGTGATTTCATCCAGTTTATGGATGTCACAAGCGGCTCAGAAGGCGTGACGGTCGCATTTAACCACATCATCGCTGGTCAGCGCGGTATTGTTTCCCACGATACCGGTGGCAATATGATTTTTGTTATTGGCAACCACTTCAACACGTCGATCTCAGTCGTGGAACTGGGTGAAGGTACCGGTGCAGGCAGCAACCATTGCAAAATCACCAATAACTTCTGCATCGTGTTTAACCGAACGGGTGACTCCGCGACTCCGTACATTGGGTTTGATATCTGCTCAAACTATAACGTCTTATCCCATAACGAGGTTCTGCTAACCGGGTTCACTAAAGACGCAACCCACGCCAGACTTCGCCAGAATGCAAGCGCCACCCGTGGTGCGAACAACAATACGATTGCTAACCCAGTTTCTAATAACATGACGCGCGGTATCGTGGTCGCCGCTGGTACAGCAAGTAATCAAATCTACGGAAACCAGCGCATCAATATGACGCTGGCAAACGACATTATCGATAACGGCACAAATACCAGATACTGGTTGCTGGATTCTGATAACAACTCGTTCCTTACTGGAGACATTAAACTCGCAAGACCCGGCATGGCTGGGGTCAGGCAGTTGCGTGTGCATACTGGTCTGGATACCACGACAGCCAGCGGAATTCTGCGTTTTATCGGTGGTGCTGACGGGGTGGCAAATGACGCGATCATGGAGTCAACATTCAGAGAGGTGGTCACCAAAACAATCCGGCCATCCACAACGAACGCCTATAGTTGCGGAGTATCGGGCGCTGCATGGTCCGGTGGATTTACCCAAACCGCTTTCACGGTGACTTCTGATGAACGTTCGAAAACTGCCCCGGTAGAGATTTCTGACGCAATGCTGGATGCATGGTCAGAAGTAAAATGGTGCCAGTATAAATTTCTGGACAGGGTGGAAGAGAAGGGTGAGGACGCCAGGTGGCATTTTGGCGTTGTTGCCCAGAGGGCTGTTGAGGCATTTGCGCGCCACGGCCTTGATGCCTTCGAGTTCGGATTCGCCTGCTATGACGAATGGGGAGATCAGGAGGAAGTTGTTGAGCATTACGAAGCAACTCCAGACCTTTATGATGCAAGCGGTAATCTGGTTCAACCGGGTAATGATGCTTACTCCGAAGTTATCACGCCCGCCAAAAAGGCCGGCTCAAAATATGGAATTCGCTATGAGGAGGCGTTTGCACTTGAAGCTGAGCTTCAGCGAAGGAATTATTATCGACTAATGTCGAAATTCGAAGAGCTTGACTCCCGCATATCATCCCTGGAGAAATGAAGCGGTAGAAAAAAATAAGCAGCCATATGGCTGCTTATTTCATCAGACTATGCCAAAAACTTTTCATGGAATAGTAGTGACATTTCTCTTATAGCGAGGTTTTTTTCAATCTTATGAAGGCCATTCGGAGGGCCAGCCGGAGTATTATTAACATCTACAATCCAGATGTCTTTTGAATTTGCATCCCTCAAAATATCCAGTTCTGCATATTCAATATTATTAAGTTTAGCAAACTCAATAATTTGTGATACTTCTTCTTTGGAGAAAACAGTATCAACCATCGCGACGTTGCAGCGGGAGTTCTGGTTCGAGAATCGAATAGAAATAGGGCGAACTTTCAAGTATGCGAAAGGAATGCTACCGCCTATTATAGGAACGCGTATATCAAGAACTTCATTTTCATTGAGTCTGTTGTCAATAAGGTTTTGTATTACGCTACCACTAAACTCACCGGCCAAAACCTCTTCGCCCTTGATCACTTTACCATCATGGGCTGCGTTCTCATCGGACTTTAAAACGTAAAGTTTGTCAGGATCGACTTCGGATTTATCTACGCAAACACCTCTTCCGAAAACTTTCTTGTGATGGATATCAATGGATGACTTTTGGATATCATTCAAATCTTTGTTTATAAGGCCGACAACACCTTCAGGTTTTTTACCAGCTGGAATGTCAAACCAGATATTGCAGTCTTCATCCCCATCTGTGCCATCAGAAATAGAAAGATTAAGGCAGTGAATCAATTGCGGAAGAACAAAGCCGTGCTTCATATTGGTTGCAATGTCCATGTTACCATAGACACCAATTTTCTTTGGTGAAGAATCAAATAAATGCTCTGATTCTCCTTGTATCCACTTTCTGCTTGTAATGTTAAATTGCCCGTTTGGAATTATATTCCCATTTGGATCAACAACTTTAACATCATTGTCACCATATTTAATGAAGCTTGAAATATCAGCTTCAAAACCACCACCCTGAGAGCATAAATTGTGCCTCTTTAGATCAGCTCTCTCATGATATGCCGGGAATATAGCCACTTCAACATCATTGATTAAGACAGTCACGCTTGCCGAGTTAGCGTCAGTATCGCAACACCATCCTCTGATGAATGAACCGCTTTGAGAATCAAGATTGGCTCTATACGTTTTTGTGCTCATCTTCGTCCCTAAAAGCCGTGTTAATAGAGTAAAAACTAGTCATAAAAATTTGCGTGATAGATGATAATTGATCTATGTGAAATGTAAAACGCTATGGTCGGTCTCCTATAAATTTTAATAGAGCGAGACGGCGTTAACGATGGGCTTGATCTGCACCCACTTTAAAACTACTGTGTATAAAAACAGTGAAAGGGAGTGCAGATCATGCCCCGCAAATCAGACATTCACAGCGCATTTGTCGCTGCAATACAGAAAAACCCCAAGGGTTATCAGTGGTTACGCACTGACGACTTCATCCGTGAACTGGCAAAGGTCCATTGGCATTTAACCCGGGCCGACGCCAACGAGTGGATAGAGCGCTATCAGCCAGATTTCACGGATAAGACGACAAACGAAAGCGAGAACCGGTACTGGATCCTACGTAACATGGGGAGGGTTTTCTAATGGGCTTTCCTTCGCCGGCTACGGATTACGTTGAACAGCGTATATCGCTTGACGAGCGCATCATCACCAGGCCAGCGGCTACGTACTTTATGCGGGCCGGTGCAACGCATTACCGGGAAGGTATCCTAAGTGGTGCGCTACTGGTTGTTGATGCCTCACTGACACCATCTGACGGGTCACTTCTGGTTTGCACTGACGAAGGTGAGTTCAGGATTAAGCGCTACCGGACGCACCCGAAACCGCATCTGGAGAATCTGGAAAATGGCAGGAAGGAATTTTTGCGGACAAAGGATGAGATGGCTGATTCTGATCGGCCAGTGTTCGGTGTGATAACCTACATCATCAACGATGCGCGTTCTGGCGAGTTTGATGATTGTCCGGTGATGTGATGGGGCATATATGGGGCAAAAATTTAGCGCAAAACAACTCAAACACACAGAAGGTGATGATTCGTCTTGCGCTAACACTTTGCTTTTTACCTGCTTACTTTCTACATACTCATGCTTTCATTTTTTGCACCTTTAAATT